TGTTCTCAGCGTTTCGTTATCGACGTTCTCATTGTGAAGCCGGTGCTGCTCCGCAAGAACTTCCGCTACGATCTGTTTGACTTCATGTTCCTGCATTCCAGCATTCCCAGCCCTAGAGTGTCGTCAGTTCTTCGGACGCTTCCAGCCGCAGACCGAAATGCCGGTTTCCTGAGCCTTGCCGATCCACTGCTTGTCCTTGAGGCGCTTGCCCTGCACGGCGAAGCCGGGGTCGGAGAACACCTTGCATTCCCCTTCGACGCTGGCTGGGCGAATGCCGGTGCAGCCCGCGAGCGCGACGGCGACTGCCGCCAAGATGAGAACCTTCATTCCACATCCTCCAGCCTGCAGCTTTGCGTGATCACGTCCCAATAGCCGTTGATGCCGTCCTGACAGGCAGCGGCTTTCTTCTCGACCGTCACCGCAGCGGCGACCGCCTTGTCGTCCTGCTTCTTCACGGCAGCGATGGCGCTGGCGTAGCCCTTGTTGATGTAATGCTGGCGTATCGCCATTGCGCCAATGAATGCAGCGATGACGAGTGCGCCGATCATGATGATTTCAGCCAAGAACCTCGACAGCCCGAGCCTGTCGGCAATCCAGCCGACGATGATCATTCCCATTTCAGTCCTCCCTCAGACACCATGTCTTCTCGCCCCACACCGGATCGTTGCGCCGGTTGTCTAGGCCTTTGAGATATTTTCCGTTCGCGTAGACGTAATCGGACATTTTCGAGCAGGCCTCTTTCACGCGGCCAGCGTTGAGAAGCGAGGCCACCTTCCCGCATGCGATGGACGGCCCCAGATTGATCGAGAACAGGATCATTGCCGCCTGACGGTGCGGCGGCATCGAATTGAACGACGGGATGCAGGCCTGCACCGGGGCCGCATAGCGCGGGATCACCTTGCCTATCATCGCGAGACATTCGCTCTCGGTGTATCTGTCGCCAAGCTTCAGCGTCGGAATGTCGTGGTTCGTAATGCCGCCGCAGACCGTGTAAACTTTGGGTGGATCGAACGGCAGGTGGACGACCGTGTAATTTCGGCCTTCCCAATGATTGTAGCCAGCGGTCGCCAGCGCGATCACGGCGGCCGACAGCCCGACCGCTGCCCCCTTCTTGCCTACGGGGCGTCTCACTGGTCCGTCCCCGGCTGCTTAAGAAGCCGCGCAACCCCGAACGAAACGACCATCAGGACGCCGCCGACGGCATACAGCGCCGGGTGGATTTCCCCTGCCAGCCCCGGCCAGACAAGGATAAGTCCTGCCACGACAAGCCAGAAAATCGCTACGCGCATCGACCAAAGCCGCAGGATTTCAGCTTTCCAATTGTCGATAAGGCGCACCTTCGGGCGCGGCGCTTCTGGCGCTGCGTTGGGCATTGGATTTGTCCTTTTGGTGGGCTAGAATCGAAAAGCCGCCCCGTTAGGAGCGGCCATTTTTAGGCATTCATATTATGAATACGCCGCAGATTAGCGTTGCCGTTTTGACTCATAACGAGACGCAGGAGTTCAAATGGCTCATGCGCTCGCTAGAGGCGGCTAAACATCTCATTGATGAGATTGTTATCGTTGATGACTATTCATCCCACGAGTTCGTCGCGCTTGTTCAGGCGTACAAACTCACATGGCCTATCAAGTTTTTCCAGCGTCGATTGAACAAGAATTTCGCCGCCCAACGCAACTTTGCAAAGTCAAAATGCAGCGGTCGATTGATACTATTTCCTGATGCAGATGAACTGCCAAGTCAGCGCATCCTAACCGGCCTTCCATCCCTTCTATCTTGGATGGAGAGCGAAAGCATCGACGCCTGTTATTTGCCACGGCTGAACGTAACGCTGCCCGGCCCTATGCGTGACCCTTTACTTCTGGACTGGAAAACAGAACCGCATACTTGGGAAGATCAAGTCCGCATCATCCGCAACCTGCCAAGACTCAAATGGGTCAAGCGCGTTGATGAGGGCCTGTCAGGCGTCGAGATGGTCTACAAGTTTCCACGCACGGAAGAATTTGCGCTTCTTCACGTAAAGACCTCCGCAAGATGCGAGCAGCAGCAGGCGTTTTACAGATCAATGTGGATGCGCTCGCTGACAAAGCACTGGAACTCAATCGCCAAAAGAACCTTCCGGCGAGAACGAAGCCGGGTTGTCGCAGTTTCTCCGCCGTTATGAATTTGATTGGTTGCCAGCCGCGTGTTTATCCAAATCCGACGGATCGAGATTCGGCGGCTCAACAGCACCAAGCGCCCAGATGATGATCTTTCGGAGAAGCTTTCTCATAGCATGGCCTTCAATGCGCTTGCGAATTGTGCAGCGGTAACGGCTGCTTTTCCTTCTAGTGCGCGAAGACGATTCTCATGATTGAAGGCGACCTTCGCAGCAATCTTCGCCGTGAACTGTGACGCCTGCTTGCCCTTGTATCCATCAAGCACGTTGGCATTGACAGGGCGAATGGACGCATTTGCCAGCACTTCCGACAGGTTGTCCTCGGTATCGATGTTGGTCGGCACACCACCAGACGCGAGCCACGCCTGAAACGTTGCATCGTCCGAAGCGACGTAATCGCCCGCCGCGCTTGAATAGGCTTTGGTCTGGTCGCCTGCGACGTACCAATACCAATTAGATGGATCGTAGGTAATCATGTGTAGAGACCTCCTGTGGCTGGCGTCCCGTTGACGTTCCCTGGGAAGTAAGTCGCGCCAGCGCCGTTGACAAAGATCACCGCGTTTTCAGATGAGCGATACCGGGTACCGGTGACGGTGTAGGTTCCAGCGAACGTCTGGGAGAATAACTGACCAGAACCAAGCACACGCATGTCTGCCCAAAACCCCATATTAATGGTCCCGGTAATCGTGATGGTTTTGCTAGGTGCGATGATCTGGGCACCGTAATAGGATTGATAATGGGCCGCTGCGCTTCCGCTGATCGCATAATTCGACAGACATGTGATAGTACTGCCGGGACCAAACGCTTGGATTTGAATGCCGTTGCAACTTCCGAAATCTATGTTGCCGTACCGGAGAGCCGCACCGCCCTGAGCAACCAACGCATTGCTGGTCGCAGTGGATGTCTGGATTTTCATATCCTTGATGTCCCAGACGGACGAAAGGCTATCAGCGATAAATCCGTGAGTGTTTGCAGCCGTTGTGCTGATTAGAACATTAGCGGGCGTCGTATTATTACCTTGGATAACGAGGTTGCCGGGAGCCGCGAAACCAGTGACGTTTTTAAGAGCAGTGCCGTTCGCGTAAGTGCCATCTGCGATCTGAATCGTGACTGTGAATCCGGCAATATCGAGAGAGGCCGTCGCATCAACGGCCTTCTGGACCGTCAGAAATGCTCCGCCAGATGTATTCGCTAGACCGTTGTTAGTGTCGCTTCCGTCTGTGCGGACGTAATAGGTGCGGTTGGCGGTTAGCTTCTCTCTCGCGGCGGCGTCAACATAAGCAGTCGTCGCCAGCTTTGTTGAATTGTCGCGCGCTGATTGCGTTGTCGCAGTAAAGGATGAAGCAGCCGAGCCTGTCGCGCCGTTGATGACGGGCGATGTCAGAGTTTTGTTAGTTAGTGTGGCGGATGCGGAGTTTTTAGTCGCATCGCTGGTGTTATCTACATTGCCGAGCCCAACATCGCCCTTAACGAGCGAGAGCAGCGTCTTGAACGCAGCATAGGTGATGTTCTTAATCAGCTTGCCGGTAGCGCCGTCAAACACAGCCGGTGTGCTATCTACCGCAGATGCCGGGCCTACAACATCGCCCGAGCCGCTTGCGGTCGAATTGATGATAGGATTTGCGGGGTCCGTCGCATCAATCGTGATGTTTGAGCCGGCGACAAGAGACTGAACTACGCCATCCGCACCTGCCGGTCCAGGCACCGTGCTATCTGCACCAGCCGGACCCGTCTCGCCCTGAATGCCTTGTGGGCCAGTATCGCCCTTCTCACCTTTGTCACCGCGCGGGATCGTAAACTGCAACCGAGCATTGCCGGGAGTTCCGACATTGACCACTGACGCGTCTGTGCCGGGATCGCCGGTCGTGACGGAATCAACTGACACCTGCGCAGGAATTTGAACAAGAGCCCTCACCTGCACGGCAGGCTTAGGCAGCAACTTGATTTTAAGGCTCGGCGGCGTGGTCAATACCGCGATGCGAACGACAGGGACGCTCATAGACGCGCTACACCGTCAATCACAGTCAGTTCGCCAGTGAATAGGGATACAGTTGCGCCTCCCAATTCATAAACACCGCCCATTTTATAAGCGCCGACGCAAAGACACTTCATGTCTGATGCGAGGAATAGCCACTCGATCACGCCTGTCGAGGGCAAGGTGACGCGGCCATTATCAATCGAACCACAAAGCTTCCGGCAGTTATTTGCGTCCTTAATTTCGATCTCCACGACTGCGCCAGTGAAATCAACCAGAGCGCCCGTGTCGGCGTCCTTGACCTCAATCTGCATATTCCAGTCTGCGTTGTTGGTTGCCGTCGCTTTGAGGTTGATGCCCATGCTCAAAGCTTTCTGTAGAAGGTGCCGAGCACTGTGCGCTGGACCACGTTGGCTGGTGTGCTGGTGCCGCCCTGCGCTGTGCCGGTGAAGGTGTATTGATTGCCGTTGACGGTGAGAGGGCCGAAGTCCGGCACCGAACCGTCGATTGCCGGACTCCACGCGCGCTGATTAGCGCCGTTGTTGCCGGTGAAGGCGAATGTCGGATTCCCTCTCGGCGCGGATTGGCCGGTTGTGCCGGTTCCTGAAAGCAGACCCGCTGGCGTATATGGAGGCAGGTTCGCGGTAACGAGAGTTGTAGCTTTTGCGCCAAGGATAGAACCGGCAGTCGTTGCATCGCCTGACACCACAGGCACATTTGCAAAACCGCCCGCAGCGGTGTTGCCCATGTCATCAAGGCCGCCGGGAACGCAGTCTTGAAAATTAAGAAGCTGGATCGTCTTGTTAGCGGACCAGTCAGCAGATGCACTTACACCGCGACCAGTCGAAACAGGACAGAACGTGTCGGAGTATTTATTCCAGAGGAAGGAGAACAGGGCTTCGCAGTCTGCGTTCGCCCGCTCGGTGGCACCTGATGTTGAAGAACCAATGGTGCGCCCGTTATCCCGCACCCAGCCTGTACGAGAGCCGGACACCGGCTGCCACATCACGTCGCCGGTCGCGAATACGGTAGTGGCGTCAACGCCGCCACCGCCGCCACCGCCAGTGCCCGAGGACGGGCCGACAACCAGCAGATTGTCCTGCTCGATCTGGGTCAGGCCGTCGCTATCGACCAAGCGGATTTTGATAAAGCCATCAGCAAGATAGAACGCCGGGATGCGACCTGCTTCGTCCAGAATAATGGGGTTGGGATGGGCAATCGTAAGCCCATAGTCCTGATAGCTGTTCTGGGGGGTATTGGTTTCGCCAGCCGCGAGCGTATATAATTTACCGCCACTGAGCGGGATTGCCAGTGCCCCCGACAGCTTGAACTGCTGGGACATGGAAAGACTGATGCTACCGGCCATCTATAGCCCTCAAAGAAAAAGCCGCCTCATTGGGCGGCTGTGGTTGGTCTATTTTACTGCTGTATTTCTATTGGCCTGGTGGCCGTGGAATATCTGGTTGATCGTCGGCCCGGCTTACGCCCGGTCCTTGAAGCGCCCGCAAGAAGTCTAGAGGCGTTACGTTCTTCGCCCCGATTGTCCCGATTAGATTCTTGGATGCCGTATTGAGAGCAGCAACGCGAGCCGGTGAAGGAGCGCGAACAAGAGCCTCATTCGCTCGCGACCATTTCGCAATAGATGCGGCAGTCGCTGGTTTAGCCAAAGCCGTTGCCAGCACTCGACCGCCCAACACTGTTCCAAGCGTGGTTAGCGGTTCTGCAAATGCCCCCGCTCCAATCAACCCACCTAATCCTGCCCGCGCCGTGCCGGATGGGTTTGCAAACTTCTGCAATTCCTTAAACCGACTTGATACCTTGGCGATGTCGTCAAGATAACCAGCCAATTCGCTTTTGCCTCCCGAACGGAAAAGCGCTTGCTTACCAGCATCGGAAATCTTCCCATATGCCGTGATAAAGCGCTGCGGGCTGAACTGTCCTTCAATATCCCGCCCAAGACGAGAAACGACAGTTGAAGCGATTTCATTCCAGTCGTCTGCACCGATAACCTTGCGCGCCTGCATCAGCTTGGAAATATCAGCCCGCGATGAACTGCCTGCCATGGCCTCTATACGACTCAGAACGGCCTCAGCAGGCGCGTCACCATTCGCCCCGACAATCTTTGCCAGGGACTCACTGCGCTGACTGGCAAGCTTGTAATACTGATTTGCGCGGCTCAGAGCGGCAGCGGCTTTCGCGCCACCTGAAGCCTGCACTGACGATTCCAAATCTTTTGAGAGTGCCCCGTAAATCTTTTTGAGTTCAGACCCGGACACACCTTCCGGCAGAATGCCGCTATTCAGCATTTCTCCCACGTTGGTCCGAAGCGTCTTCACGCCTCCATAGGTCAGGCCTTCTTCGCGCTGGACAGCATCAAGAACTGCTCCAGTCGCTTTGCCAGATGCAAGGCCAGCGGCATCGCGCTTCGTTGCAATCTCTGCAACAGCTGCGCGTGTGGCGTCCAGCGGCGTCTTGACGTTCGGATTAACAAGGCCATCAACACGATCATAGAGCTTGGAAGCCGTTGCTTTGCTCTCTCCGGTAATCCAGTCCTTGATCGCACCCTTTGCTGTGTCGCCAGCTTCAGCAACAGATGAGGCAGACCCGTATCCCTTGGCAATCTCATCAGCTTTTGTGCCAAGTTGATCGATGGCGCGTTCCGACGCTCTTACGAGCGGCGTTCCCGCCACGGGCACGTTGGAGACGGTCGATCCCGCCTGCTGCACGGCTATATTGTCAGTAGCTACAGCGCGTGGCACTTGAACTGGAGCGCCAGACTGCGACAGTCGGTCTGCTGCCGCGATCACTTGCTGGCCGGGTCGCAATTCCTGCGTTGCCTCTATGGCCGGGGCTATTGCCGCTGATGCCCTTGCCGTTGGCGCACCCGCTGCAAGGCCGGTGCTGGCAAGCCGCCCGAGGGAAGAAAGAACACCCTCGTTCGTTGAGTCGGAACGATTATAGACCTTCAGCTTATTGTCGGCAGGATCGAGTAGAATGACCTGCTTGTTTTGATCCGTGGGGACAACTTGGCCGGATTGAGGATCGCGATATAGCGCCTCGCCAGCGTCGTTCTCGAACACTTCAGTTGAGATGGGATTCTTATATGCAGACGTGTTGGGCGTCGTGCGCTGGCTGGCTGCGCTACGTTGATTGGCAAAATCAATAGCCACGCGCTGTAGCGGATCGGTCGTAGGTTCAACTGGTGCTGCCTCGGGCTGTTTTTCCGGCGCGGCATAAGCCGTCCACGGCCCATCGGCAACCGGAGCCGCAGATTGGCCGCCGCTCGCATATGCCTCCCATGGTCCTGCCATTACTGTGCTTTCACCCAATTATTCTGGTCTGCGGGATCGCCGCCCTTGAAGCGATAGCCCTGAACAAGCTGGCCGCGCTGCGGCAGTGCTGGAATTGAAGGTGCTTGCGCCTGTGCCGTCGCTCCCGGCCCGGCAGGAGGATTGATGATGCTAGCCGGCGGCTTGTACTGAGGCCCTGCCTCGCGAGCCATGCCGCGCATAGCGGTAATCCGGTTCTGCTGCTTCTGCGCGATCACCTCTTTGGAGTCGCCGGGCTGCGGAAAATACTGTCGTTGTGCGTTATTAAATTCCTGTTCCGAGATAGCCGCGCCGGATTCAACACGCAGAATAGCGTTCACAAAATTGCGCTGGGCCTGAACTGTTGCTTGCCGTGCGGGAGAGGCAAAATAGTTGAAGAACGAACTATCGCGCACCATTGGGCTTGCAGCAGCGGTTCCGCCGACATAGCCGGTCACGCCATCATTGATATTCTCGTTCTTTGTAATGGTGTCATTGGCCTGCGCCATACGATCAACCATTGTGGCCGATTTGGCCTGATCTGGCGTCAGTTTCCCGCCAGTAGCAAATGGATTCGTCGGCTCGGCGTTCGCCATCGCGCCGGCAGCAAGCGGGGCCACATTGCCAGTCCTAGGATTGAATTTATAAAGTGAGGTTGTGCCGTCAGGATTTTTGATCTGCGTTACGCTGTATTTGTCCTCATCGGCACGGTTAGCCGCGCGCTGCTGAAGTCCAAAGCTCTGTGCCCAATGCTGGTCCGTCACTGCATCACGCGCCAACTGCCGCTCATCTAGCTTGGCTTGCCTCGCCTTGTCCTGTTCGCGGTTCTGTGCGCTAATACCGAGCTGCGCAAGCGTGAGCCCGAGTTGAGGGTTATAAGCCCCGACCTGTGCGCCGAGTTGAGACAAGCTGGCCGCATCCGTCGGGATGCCATTGGCGAAGGCATCTTTAACGCCCTGCTCTGCCCGGGCCTTCTGGTAAACCTGCCCAAGATTCGCCAGCGACGTAAAATCAAGCGTCTGCGGCGTAGCGTAGCCGGGAAGCTGAAGTGAAGGAACGGCCATTTATTTCCTCACGAGAACATCGGGAAAGACTGGCTGCCGACTTTGAAGGTCGATGCGTTGCCACCCTTGAGAAGGCTTCCAAGACCGCCACCACCAGCAAGGCTCGTTCCAAGCGTCGCCAGCGACAACGCCCCACCAAGCAGATTCTTCGCGCCCGCAGCTTCACCCGCAGCCTGATAGTTATTCGCGCCGATGTTGCCTGATGCATAGTTGCCATAGAGGCCGATGCGGTTCGTGGCGTCAGTCGAGTAGAGATTGGCAAGGTTGGTGTCGTTGTTCGCAACGCCCGTCGCAGCCTGCGTCTCGGGCGAGACAAGCCCGCCAAGATTCGACAGCCAGGTGTTATATTGCTGGTTCTGGTTGTTCTGCGCGAAGTTGAGCGCATCCAGATCGGCATTGCCGGAATCCAGCATACCGCCAGCAGCGCGGCGACGATTGATCGCATCAAGCCCAGCGTCGATGCCCTGCTGATAGCCGGGGCCGTTTGTGAACGACTGCTGCGCCGTCTTGGCTGCATCAGCGCCATTTACGCCGAGCGCATTCAGGTACAGGTCAGTGCCAGCGCCATACTTGTTCTGAAGGTCAGAAAGCGTCGAACCGGCAGAATTGAGATAGCCAGTCGAACTTGAAAGCCCGCTATCAAGCGCAGACGTGCCTTTGCTGAGGTAATCAGACAGAAGCGCACGGTTTTTGTCGGCCGCGGCCTTTTCAGCACCGCCTCCGAACAGATCGTCAAGAAATGACATGTGACAGTCCTAGTTCTTAGTTATAAGGCCCGGTCGGGGGCGTGAAGTTGGCCGTCCAGCGGGCAATGCCGACGCTGTAGCGAAATTCGTCTATCTGCCCACGAAAGGCAGTGCTGCCAAAAGCAATCGGGGCTGACCCGATCCAAAGTCTTTGACCGGAACTTGAATACATCGATCCAGAAGGTGTAACGGGCGATCCGGTTGCAACACCATCAATATAGATTTGGACAGAGGACGATGTTTTGACGAGAGCTATGTGGTGCCAGTTTCCGTCTAGGACGGTCGTTGCACCTGTGTTCGTTTGGAAACTTGACGCTGACGTGTTTCCGAATGTGCCCCGCAAGAACTTGCTTGCGTCATAATATATATACCAGCCAGCACTAAAGGTCGTTTGCGAGCCGTCAAGAAAGCCGCAGATATACTGCAGCGTCGTTGCGTCGGTTCCCCGCATCCAGAAATCGACGGTGAAGTCTGACGATCCTGCCTGATACGCGGCGACTTGGTTAGAAACAATGTGAGAGCTGGAATTTCCTTGGTACGATGCGGTGCCGAACCTTGGAGAAGTCGTTGTGGTCGTCGGGCTTCCTGACGTTGACCACGTTGCCGACACTCCACCAGCATTGTCGTCAGTGAATGTCGTTCCGCCATTTGCTCCGTCCATATGGAGCAGGATTTTCGTAAATGCGTCGTTGCCAGGAACGCCGCCCCCGGTGAGTATCCCGGCTCCCAATCGGCTCATGCGACGAGGTTCCCAACCAAATCCCACGTATCAATTGTATCGCTTTGCACAAGCGTGAAACCTGCTCCCTGCCCCGCGAGCTTCTTGTTGCTCAGGAACGAGTTGATCGTGACACCTGACCCAGCGGCGAACGAAACAGCGCCAGAGCCCGCAGCTATACCGTCAAACTGCGTCCCAGCCTCGAATGCAACGGAGGAATGCGGGGGCACCGTCACGGTGACCGCGCTCGAATTACTGAACCTGAACCACTTGCCGCTGTCGGACAGAACGAACGTGTAAGACGTTCCTGTCTGCGCGTTGATCGACCGTGTAACGTCTGACTTCGTATCATCATGCGCCGGCAGATCGGATAGCGGCTGCAACGTCTTCACATAGTCGTAGAGCTTCTTCAGCCCCGCAAAATATCCGTACCAAGCCGGGTTTACCTGTGATTGCCCAAAGTCCACGCCGACAGTCTGCCCCGGCATTTCCGGGATGGATGGTGCTGCTGTCACCGCATCCCCACAAGGTCTGCAAGCGTTTGTGGGCGGCGCTCATCGAACACGATACGGCCTCCCGGCGTCACAAGCTGATCCAGTGAGTTCCAACTTGGCGCATTCGGGCCTGCCCATTGGCTCTCATCAGAAAACGAACGGTGAAGCGGCGTTTTCCAATAATCAGTAAAATGCAACTGCCCGTCATTCTGGTTCGTCGCAGTCACTGCATGCGGGTTCTGCTGCTGTAAGCCCTGGTAAAAGCCCCTCATGTCGTAATCCTGCGGTGCCTGAGCATCAGGATTAAATGGAACATGGTTGTCGGTAACCCACTGGCGAAACGCCATCTCATCGAGAAGACTTAGCGGCGTGTTGTAAGTATCTCCCGACTTACGAACGGTGGCACTCTTCCCAAGCTCGGACAATTTCACCGCAGCGGCTCCGCGTCCATGTCAGCACCCATAAAGCTGAACGGTACGTTGCTCGACATATCGAACCGCCAACGGACACCCTGCACGTCAACCTGCCCCCAGATCGATGACCGCTTGCGGCCGGAGGTGAGCGATTGCCTGCCGATCTTAATGACACGCGGATTGCTCCACGTCTGCCCGCCGTCGCGGGAAATGGAAACCTCCACGTCAGGATCGGTCTGGACCGGATCGCTGCCTTCAGCGAGGCCGACGCCCTTCGTCAGATACAGGTTCAATTCGTTGATGCGCAGCGCCTGCGGGAAGGCTCCCAGTGGCCCCGTCTCGATCCGCTGGCGCAATGCATCGCCCAGTTCGTCCTGCGCCTGCCCGTCGATCTGCAACAGATTGCCGGACTTCACATCGCCGCAAAGCCACTTGTCGAATGCCTTGAACGGGAACATCCCGCGCCAATACGTCTCAAGATGACTCTGGCGCTCATGCCATGAGCCAAGGTCCGTCTCATAGCACCAGCACCATGTAGGAGCCTGCACCGTCACAAACCCATGGCCGTTCGCGATAAAGCACCCGACGCGGATCAACGTCTTGTCAGCCTCGCGCTCTATTGCCAGATCAACGTCAGTCGTTGAAATGGCCTGCGGCGTGTAGCCGTTGAGCGTGTAAACCTTGAAATCGTCGCCTACGAAGAAGATGCCCTTACCGAACCCGTCCTCATGACCGGCGATGGCATATGGCCCGACGATGCCGCGATTGATGGTCGCGATGTACGAGAAGAAATAGCCCGTATCGTTCTGCCCGCCCCAGACTTCCTGCGAGGATGAACCGACAAGCAGTAGCTGACCGTTGCCGAGTGGGATGCCGCGATAAAGCGTGTCCGGCTTGCTCTCGGCAGTTGCCACGCTTAGCGTGTTGATATTAGTCGAGTTGACATCGCTATTGCGGGTCTTTCCGTCCCCGTAAGTGAAGACGAACACACCCTTGAGATACGTCACACTATTCGGCTGGCCTACATCAGAATCCGGGTAGTCAATGACATCGCTGCCATCGATCAAAACAGCGCCATCGCCCGGCGCGACAATCACGACATGAGGCGTAGCAGCATTATCCCGTTCCATGACAACCGGCGCTGTTCCCGGCACCGTTCCGGTTAATGCAGTCGCTGCGCCGCCCGTTGAGGCCACCTGATAACAGGTATTGTCCACGACGAAGTAGACGAGCGAACCGACCTCAAGACCGCCGCGAAACGCAGCCCCGTCCGTCGTCGCAAACCCCTTCAATCCTGGCACTCGCGGATAGCCGTATTGCTTGCCTGCTGTAGGCGCGAGCTTCTCTACATACGTGTTGATGAGCCTCCCGCCCGATGCCTGCACCTGTCGTCCCGGTGCGGACAGGATGGGGAAAGGAACGTCGGTCATTTAGAAATAGACCGTCTTCAAGGGCTGATAGGATGGACTATTGGAGGCGAGATACCGCAAGCGGTTCTCGTGTCTCATCACCTGATCAAGATCGACCGGAGAATTCGCGAACTTCGCAGCCGAGTGGACAGCAACAAGCCGCGCAATGGTTTGGAAGTACTTTGCCGGGATTTCGTCGCGATCCCCGACGTAAACTACATTCTCGATTTCAGCCAAGACCGGATCAATGTTTCCGTCAATCGTCTCGTATTCAACCGCACCCAACGCCTCGCCAGCTATAGCCTTCCCGAGAAGGCTCGCGACCTCATAGACGAGGTTATCGGCTGTCTTGGTGTCGGACATGGCTTACCCTCAAAAGGAAACGGGCGGCCCGTAGACCGCCCGCGTTAGCATCACGGCATCACGTAAAGAACCAACACGGTAATCCGGCCAGTGCCGCCGGCATTCGCCGCCGCATTCACTTCAAGCTGAAGCTTGGTTTCAGCGTTGAAGGTCTTTGGTCCAGCAGAACGAAGAACGCCGCCGAGAATGCGGAAAATACCCGCTTCATTGCCGTCAACCGCGTCGCCTGAGATGACGCCAAAGTTGCCGAACCCGTCAGGAACGCCAACCTCATCGCCATTCGCAGCCCATCCAAAGTCTGCGTCCCAAGTTTCAGTACCGGTATCGATGTCTTGGCCGATGAGCCAGCCGCCGATAACGGTAGCGCCCGCAGGGACGCGGCACAGTTCGATAATATCGCCGTCAGCCGTAGCCGCGCCGATATTGTAAGTGCCCCATGCGACCTTGGCGCTCCCGCCAAAGCCATGTCCGTGGACCGGGAAGCCCGGCGCGGCCTGAGCCGCAGTTACAGTTCCGATAGCCATGTGAATGCCTCCTTATGCGGCGGTCGAGCTGGAGAAGAAGCCGGTAACGACGCCATGATCCTTCGGCGTGGTACGGTCGCCCGTGCCAGTCCCGAAGCGAAGCTTGTCGATGCCGTAGATGGCCTCAATCGCTACGCCGCGCTTGTCGCCGTAGTCGAAGGTCTGTTCCTTCGAAGTCCAGCGCTTCGCATAGGCGGCACCGACCGCCTGCGCACCGCACAGGAAGGCAGGAACAACCGTGGTAGTGCCGGAATCGCCAACACCGGTCAGGGTCGAGTAATCGTAGAGGTCGTAATCCTCCTTGATGATCACACCGTCCCACAGGAGATCGCCACCCTTAAACAGGCGGTTGTTCTCCATCTCAAGGCGAACTTCGCGCTGAGCCTGCGTGATCGTGGTGTCCTTCTTCAGGTCACGGAACGCCAGCGGATGCGTATACAGGATGAAGTACTTGCGTCCGTTCGCTTCCGTGCGGATCGGGCGGATTTTCGGATTGGCGCGATTCAGGGCAATGAACTTCATCGCGCTGATATTCGCGGCAGTCAGATTCTCCGCAGCGGTTGCCGCCGTCAGGGTTGCGAGGCCGGCAGACAGATCGCCAGAAGTCGCCGCATAAGCATCATTGCCGAAGTACACACGGTCACTGTTATTAGCGAACCATGTGTCCAGAACGGTTTGATTGCCGGATGCTGCAATGTCCGTGGCGTTCATCAGAACCGACGTGGTGCCGTCGCTCATGACGCCGAGAGCCTTCGAGATCAGGCGCTCGGTATCCTTGAGCGACCAATCTTTGAGGACCGACTTGCCTGCGTTGCGAAGAGCGATGGCAGAGTACTGCTCATCAATTTCAGCAACACGGACTGCGTTACGACGCTTGTCCACGGCCAGTTCGAACGAACGGGAGGCCATGTCTTCTTCGTTGCCTTCAAGGACGTTGCGGCCCGTGATGGCATCCTGCGTCAACTTGTTGACGAGGGCGAAGTTGATACGGTCGCCCGGCTTCTTGGTGAGGTTTTCCTTGACCTGGATGATCGAATTTTCATTCGTCCCCATTTCGCCGGCATAGCGGTTTTCGGTCAGGTATTCGGTGAAGTACTTGTCGTCCCACTGCTCAACAGTAAGACCTAAGGCAACACGAGTGTCAGCCATTGGAGATTATCCTTTCAGGATATGCACCAACAGCCGCGACAGGACTTACCCTGCACGTTGGCGGCTGAAGATGTCATCGATTGATGCCGGACCGGGCCATGCAGGCCCGCTCCTGGAGCCCACATTCCGGGCTCCCGCGAGGTTCGTCGGCATGACCGGCTGACGCTGCTGCGTCTGTTGCTGGTCGCCGCCCTGTTGTGTCTCTGCCAAAATCTTCTCGCGCAGTTCGGCTTCCAGCTTGGCTTTGTAGGCCGCTGGGTCGTCACCGATCTCTGCTTGAGCAAGCTGGCGCTGATGCCACCTGACAGCCTCCGCATAGCGGTTCGGGCTGTTCGCGACTTTCTGGAAATCTGCCGGATCAAGCTTCTGGCTTTGCAGGGCGTTGATAAACGCCCGCTCTGCCTCGTTCACCTTGTCCTCGGTAAACCGAGTGATCGCCGTGTCCTTGGCGATGGCTAGAAGCTGTTGTTCAATTCGCTGAAATTCCGGCTGAACCACATGACGTGTGGCTCCCGGGAAATCCTCGAATTGATCTGGCGGCTGCTGCTGTTCTGCCTGTGGCTTTTGCGCGTTTACAAGCTGCGCAATACGCCGCTCCCAAGCTGCATCTCGCTCTGCAATTTCATTGCGCAAACTCGATACTTCTTCGGTGTAACGCTTGGTTTTTTGCTTCTCGGCATGAAGCGCCTGCTGAGGAACGAACTTTTGCCCGCCTCCAGCATCTTCTTCCTGCGTCGTCGCTTCGCCCTGCCCCTGCTGGTCTTCACCTTCAGGAATCTGCGTTACGGCTTCATCAGCTACGTTCTGTTCAGGCAAAGCATCGCTCTGCCCGGACAAGATGTTGTCCAGATCGCTCATGTGGCTTCCTGTTTGTGTGCTAGGTCACATACGCCCGATGGCCGGCGGCACCGCGTGTTGAATGAGACACACTCTCAAACGCCCGTAACCCCGGCGGCGGGATAGGTTTAAGCGGCGCTCTGGCGCTGCTTCATCTGCTCACGCTGGGAACTGACCTCATGGGCCAGCCGGAACGGAGCTAGTTGTGTTTCCTGGTTGAGATGATCAGCCTGCGCCCGCTTGTGAGCTGCGCTGGCTGATTTGTCATCGATGTTCGCCAATGCCTCGGCATGCTGCAATTCCGGCGACAGACTTTCGTCCTGTTGAGGCGCGCCTGACGGCTGGCCCGCCTGATGCGCCTTGGCAAGGTTCAGGGCCGTTTCGGATTCGGTCTTGTTCACTTCGGCTACAGCGCCGCGCATCTGCAACTGCTGCGCTGGCTGGACTGCCTGCTCCTTCTGTTTGGCTCGCTGCTCCATCTCGTTAAGAATGGCCTGTTTGCCCTTGAGATTCGGCGCCGCACGGACAATCGACTTGAACGGGATTTCTCCATCGCTGTCGAACTTCTTCAGTTCAACCAGCGATTGGAACTGCTCAAGCTGCGGCGTCAGGCTGTCCGGCGCCTCATCGATGATAATATCGCAATCGAGTTCGGCCACATTACCGACAATGCCTGCGATCTTCTGTGCAGCTTGCGGGTTGTTCTGCATCAGCATTTGAGCCTGAACAGGATCGATGTTCATCCCGACCCATTTTACGTTCTGTTCGTCGTCGGTGACGCGAATCCACTTCTCCGCCGTCCAGTACTGGCGAATACGATTCCAGATTGCCCGGAACACTCGCTTGTCCAAATGGCGAAGGTGATCCATCAGATCGCCGATCTGGATCATACCGCCCTGCTGGCTTGCGACGATGGCTCGCCCTGAGGCGGCATTTGAACCACTGGTTTTATCGCCCATCTCCGTGGCGTTAGGGCCTTTCAGATCGATGGAGTTCTTCGCCTCCTGCAATAGCGCGAAATGCGACTGCGCCAGCTCTGCGCCGCTGATGGTCTGGACGCGCTGCTGCGATAAGCCGCCAGGTGCGACCTTCATCGTGCCGTCCGGCTTTGCCTTTTCCCTGCGGAACAGCTCGATGTCGTCAATCGCGCCGTCTTCGTACATCGTCTGATTTGAGTTCAGCAGATGCAGTGATTTGGACCGGCGCTTATTCACCTCGTCCTGGAGAGAAATCATCTCGCGAACGAGGCCATAGCGGTTGTTATCCCGGTCAACATAGGCCGACTGAAAGATCAGTTCGCAGTCGCTCTCGCCACGATCCGTCAGATACGGGGATTTCCCGGCCTTCAGGATGCCACCCTTGGTGTATTCAGCGAAATACCATTCATCGTCACGCTTGATCCAGATATGGCAGATGCGAACGCGCTTACGGGCCTTGTCCGCCCACAAGCTGAACTTCGGCTTGTCGTCGTAGGTCTGGCTCGGCGCATTGCTCAACGTCGTGTCGAGAATGTCTTTCGCTTCGGGATTATCCTTGTACAGCGCCAGCGCGTCCTCGTAATCGCGCCAGATCACCTCGCCGAGATAACCCGCATCCGAGAAGTCGGGCTCGGATGAATGCGGATCGGCGAACATACGATCCCACGCCACCTTCCGAAGCTGAATCTCAACGTCCGGCTGCGACATGGCAGTTGTCGCCATGAGCTGAGGCTTGGAATAATTGCCTGGCACGACAGAAACAGAAATTCCACCAGACCCTTCGACGAGCATATTGCGCCAGACACCAGATCGCTTCGAATCGTAATCCTGCTCCTCCGCGACGTATTGCAAACCTTCAGTCGCACCGTCCGCGTCAGCTTCATGCTTTGGCGTTCGCGGGAGAGCCTTGGCTTTAATGCGCTGCTGCTTCTCAAGGCCAACAAGGTAATCAATCTTGGTCTTGATGCGATTGTCAATGACCGGCGGCTGCCCGCGCTTTCGCAGGGCTGCGAGTTCTTCTTCAGTCAACTGTTTGTTATCAACGTAATCCCGGTCCCGCTCCGACAGCGATCGCGCGATATAGGTCGCGTCCTCGCTTTCCTCGAACATGCGGCATAGAGCGCCAACATCGAGAAGTCCGTCCTCGCCTCCTTCCGCTGGTTCGTGGGTGAGCATCAGGCCGTTTTCCAATCTGTCGAACTTTCTTCAGCACGGTCCCAGCGGTCGCGGATTTGTGGAGTTATTGGCTTTTGCTTTAGACCGCTCATCATCTTGTCCAGCAACTGCCCAACGAGCCCGAGCGCATCCACCTGATCGTCATGAACGCCCGCAGGGAAGCGCAGCAGTTCGTTTTCGAACTCAGCGCGCCACGTTGACACCGCCGGAACGTAAAGCCCTTCAAGCGCCATCCTGCCGCGAATAGACTGCGCTCTGACTGCCTTGTCGCCTCGCGTCGGAAACTGCTCTCGAACAACGTAAGCCTTGCGTTCACGCATCCGGCGCTCAAGAAATGGCCCAACACCGGATTTGATCTGGCCCTGCTCTTCGGCCCAGCCCATCGGCTTCCATTTCAGGACCAAATCGCAGAACGCCTCAACCCATTCGTCCGATGCTGCCTGCTTGCGCCAAAGGTCCAGCAGATACATCCGTCCGTCAGGATCAAGCCCGACAACTGCATGAACCGTGTAGTCGCCGCCGTCCGCTGTGACCGCGTAATCCGATCCGCCGTAAATCCGCATCGTGTCGCGGGACGGCTGCTTGTCGTAAGGTTTCAGCCATTCGGCTTTGAAGTAGTCGCCGTCATCTGGAATCGGGTTTTGTTGATAGAGAGAGTTCCAAGTTCGGCTATCGCTATCCTGCTTACGGGCCCGAAGCACCGATCCATAATCGTAACCGCCAGGATCGTCCCAAAGCATTTCACCGGGCTTGCGACCGAGCGGATCATCCTGCCCAGCCTCGGCCGGCAGACACAAGACGCGGTAGCTCCGAGCAAGGGCCTCAAGTTGCCTTACAACTCGTCCAGCCAGATCATCATCATGCCAGCGCGTGTGCATCACGACCCGACGCGCGCCAGGCTTGAGACGGCTTGTCAGATCGTCAACGTACCAATCCCAGACCTTCTGTCTGATCCGCTTCGACTCGGCGTCCTCACGCGATCCGAACGGGTCGTCAATGATACCCAGATCGGCGCGAAACCCTGCGATGCCGACGCCGACGCCGACCGCGTAATACTCCCCGCCCTCTGCTGTTGCCCAGCGATACGCCGCTGTGCTGTCACCGCTCAGGGCCACGTTCAGCAGTGCCGCGCTTTGCATCAGCAGGTTGCGGGTCTTGCGTCCCCAACGCTCCGCAAGCTCGCTGGAATGGCTTGCCGTGATGACGTTCAGTTTCGGGTTGCGGGCAACAAACCAAGCCGGAAATAGAAAATTCACATAGGTCGATTTGGCGCTGCCTGGCGGCATGAATACCAGAAGCGTATCGAAATCGCCCCGCTCCAATCCTTCCAGTTCCGCAATCAGCAGCTTGTGATGTGGTGCCGGCTCGTAGCCGGCGGCGCGAGCAAATTCAGTTAAGCTTGCTCGAACCCGTACTGCCTGCGCCCTGTTGCGCGCCTCCGATGCCAGCAAGGATACCCGCTGGATCAACGCCAAGCTCTCGGAGGGCAGCGACTGCATCGGCAAGCTGGCCGGCAAGCTGCTCATTCGTCAAATCCTCAACGCGCTCTACGGTGATGTGCTGTTCTGCCTTGCCCCATCCGCGATCAAGGATGCTGTTGGCGGCCGAGACGCGAGCCGCTTCTGGCGCATCCTCTTTCGTCATGATCGACGCCAAGGTGCGCAACGCCGTTTCCGTGTGCGACCGCGCCAAAGATCGTATTTCTAATGTTGCTTTCGCCATTTACCTAAAACCGGGGTAATCATTCACTCCTCCGCCTTCTGCCCGAATAGCTTTGATCCAACAGAAAGCCCGCAGCCAATTTCTTGGTGCGGGCGCAATTCTGCATTTGCATTAAATGCGAGAATCGCTGCTTCGCGACTCCCTGTCAAGTTTCAGTTTCGGGTCGATGCAAAAGTGATCGACCAGCTTGTCGAGGCCGATCTTGACCAGATCAAGCACACCGAACTCATCGATTTTCCGCTCGAACACGACGTGGTGGGAAAGTGCGCGTTGAACCTTGTGAGGCTCGCAAGCGCAGAATGCGTTGTTGTGCCGATCGCTGATAGCCCGAACCACATGGTCCGGCACGTCCGCACCGATGCCTTTCCCCGTCCGCAGCAAATTCATCGCAGCCGGATGGATAGGCGGATAACCCTTCACCGCCCGCCAGGTCGCGCAAAGTTCGGCGTATCTCCTGCCAGCCTCGAACTGTGCCGGCGTGATCTGCCCGCGGAGCAGCAACCGCCCGAACTCCGATTCCGCCTCCGCAGTCTCGCGAAGCTTTCTCGGCACCGATGCCCTGTGCGGCTGAGCTGCAACCTGAGCTCTCGGGTTCACGTAAGCCCTGGCAAGCTGTCCGTTCGGCTGCCTGCGCCCTGTCTTCCTCGATCGGCCTACCATGATCGTGATCGCCCCTTGCTTGAGTGGGATGGATTGTCGGGTCCAGGTCAGGCTGAGCATGGGTGGACCTCGGAGTCCGTGGGTGGATTAGGTGGGGTACTACGTACCCCAACCCCTAAATCCACCCATTCGGACTGGGTGGATTTGATAGGTGGATTCCACCTAATCCACCTATGTGAATTGGCGTTCAAACCAACCTCCATTCGTCGTGGGAATCATCCTTCGACCTGATTTTTTCGATCAGGTTTTTACGCACCAGACTGTCGAGTGAGGTGTACACGGTGCCCTTTGCCGTACTGGCCATCAGGGCAAGACGTGTAGCGCCAAGAGGCTCACCGGCCTTTTTGAGAGCAGCGATCAACCGTTTTTCGACTGCACCAAGCTTCTGCTCGGGTTGGTCGGATGACCCTTCTGGATCAACCGGGTGCGCTTCCTCATTAAGGATCAATGTCGATTGTTCAGTTCCGTTTTGTTCGAAGTGTGCTTTGGCTGCTGTCAGTTGGATGGTTTTGAACTCGTCAAAATCTTTCTGTTTTCCTTTTGGGGCTTCATTGATCAGTTCGATTCCTGTTGTTTTGCGCCGCACGTGGATCACGGTGTCCGCAGCGTTGCGCAGGCCTTCGTTGCCGAGTTCGTTCTTGTCGGTGTCCTTGCCGCCATGGTGCACGATCATCAGGTGCGCACCGGTAGCCTGGCGGATGGTTTCGCAGGCGGTGACAAAGGCGTTCATGTCTGATGGCTGGTTCGGATTGCCGTTGCCGAAGGTGCGGCTAAGCGTGTCCACCACGATCATGGTGATCGGACGGTTTTCGGAATCGAGAGCCGTTAATAGTGCCGCGATGTCCGCTTCGTTGGTGAAGTTGAGCGCGTGAGGGATGATCTGGAAGTCTGGCTCGGGTAGTTCACGGCCCCGGGTCGAGAGCCAGCCGAGCGCGCGAGATCCGAGGCCTCTAGCACCTTCGGCTGCCATGTAAACGACGCGGCCTTTCTTTACTGCTCGATGGTGCCAAGGAAAGCCAGTTGCCACGCACAGGCATTGATCGAGGGCAGCGAAGCTTTTGAGCGATCCAGACCGTCCCCAGAGCATTGAGAGGCCATTGACGGTGATAATGCCGTCGATCAGCCATTCCGGGGGCGGCAAGGATGCAAGTTCGCCAATAGAGACGAGACGGACGCGAGGTTTCGGCGAAGATGTGAGAGCCTGCGCACTCGCAATGATTGCCGCTGCATCGCCAGATTCCGCCACGCAGTCCGCGGCGTCCCATTTGGCCGGCTTGTCTGCTGGCGGCGTGATCAACCGGACTGTGGCGATCTGACCAAGTTTGTTCGCTACAGCCTGACCATAACGCTTCCCCGGTTCATCATTATCCGGCCAGATAATGACGGTCTTGCCGATCAGCGGCGACCAGTCGGTTTTCTCGATAGGCGCGTTGGCGCCCTGCATGGCTGTAGTGGCCGGAATGCCGATAGCTGTCAGCGCATCCGCGCAGCCCTCGCCCTCACACAGAACAACCGTGGATGCGATGGCAATATCTGGAAGCCGATAGAGCGGCCGCAGGTCAGGAGCGCCCTGCACCCACCTGGTGACACCGCCCTCAGTCTTATGGCAGTATGGCCGGAAGGTCTTGGACTCGCGAGTGCCATCAGGCTCATATCGAACCACTGATGCGGTAACGTTACCGCGGGTGTCGTAATAACGGAAAGTTGAGACTGGAGCGCCCAACTCTAAAAGGTCTGCGCGCGGCTGTGTGCCGAGCTTGGATTTCTTCTGCTCAATACGTTCGATAGCTGACGGCTGCCATTGAGATTTCTCAACCTCGATAGGATCGCCAAAATACTCCTTGGCAATTTCCTTCAGCGACAAGACGAAGTTGGAATTCTCCGAATAGCCCATGCATGCGCGATAGAGCGAGATGAGGTCGCCGCCTTCGTTGGTAGCGTGATCGTGCCAAAGGCCGGCATCGGGACCGGAAAGTTGAACCGAGAGCGAGGCACCAGGCTCGCCGTAAACGTTGCCGATGCGGGCTTCCGACTTGGTGAGAAATGCCCTCCCCGAAAACAACCATTCGACAAAGCCCCTCGCGTCCGCGTGGAGACGCGAACGAATATCGTCCGCGTCCACGCTGGTGCGCTGGGTCGTTTCGCCCTGACGCTTTGCCTGGTTGAAGTCGAGGATTTGGCCTGTCATGCCCAGCACCTTTCACGGTGCGAGCACATCTTGCAGCGCCAATCTGTCGGGCCCTTGTCGGTAATGCGATCAAGCAATTCGCCGGCCTGCGTGGCCTTAATGACCGAAACGGCCCGATCAGACGCGGCTTGTGCTGTTTCCGCATCAAAGGGGACGGCTAGATGCAGGATTTCACAGTTGTCGCAATTAACTGCGGTGAACAGCGCAGGATTCGCATCAAGGCCTAGATAAGCCATGTAAAGCTGCACCTGATCAAAATACTGCGGGTAAGCCTGCTTCAGGCCGTGCTTCTCGAGCTTCTTCCAGCCTGAGGATCCAAGGGCCTTGTGCTCCCATAGGCACGGATAGCCGAGCTCATGGATCGGCGGGCCGTCGAGAATGATCCCGTCACAATGCCCTTTGAACATATCGTCGGCGGTTGAGAAGCCGGTTGCCGGTGTTCCACGTTCGATGCGGAATCCCGCCTGCCCGAGTGCCTTGACGGTAATCTCTTCAAACATATGGCCGCGGGAGAAAATACGCTTGGTACGAGCGGGGTGGACCGCATCGCATTGCCAGTCATATTGAACCTTGCGCAGGCACTCAGAGCCGATCGCAGACGCGCCGAGATAGGTGCGGCGCTCTTCGCGTTGTTCATTAAGTGCAGCCTTGTCCATCAGCGCGTTGATTTCGCTATGGACGACGGCCGACGCCAGGTTTTCACGGTTGAAGTCGAGCATGGTCCCCTCAAAACGGAATATCGTCGTTGAGTTCGGATTTCGAAAACAGCGGCCCGCCGTTGGCAGCGGAGTTCTCCCGCTCCATTTTCTCGCGGCTGAAACGAACGATCTTCGGACCTGCGTTTGCCCCATCATCCCGAGCCTGCAGAGCGGCGTCCGTCATCTTGTAGATTTGCCACGCAAAACCGACGATCTGGCCCTTCGACCATTCGCCTACCGGCTTCGACCAATCGATGTCTTTCAGGCTGCCAAGCTTCGGCAGAATGGTCTCGATTGCACCAGCTTCCCAGGGGGCCGGATCACGATGCAGGGCGCGTTGGATGGTGGAATCGTAAGACGTGCCCTCAGCCACAGCCTGTTCAGCACGAACTTTGATCCAGCCGAAGATGATGGCGGCTGCGATCCAACCCCATTCGATTTCGGAAAGGCTACCGATCGGGGCGCGGGAATTTAACCCGTCGCCCAGAACGTCTTTAGCAGCCGAGATGGCGGCAGCGGTTGCTCTCCGCTGCCACTCGTCCTCGGTAATAATGGCTGCTGCCGGCTCGCCCATGTTACTGAGCCCAGGAAGGCTTGCCGCTGGACGATGCAGCCTGCGCAGCGGCTTGAGCCACATTCTGCGCAGCAACGCCGATAGGCGCCATGCCGCCCTGCTTCACCTGTTCGACCTTCAGCCAGTCCTTGCGGTCGGGGGTAATGACAGCCACGAGAACGTTCTTGTCCTTGTAACCATCCTTACCCTTCTCGACGCCAATCTTGGCGACGAAACGCAGGCCGTCGAAATCACCCCACGAGTTGACGCGGCGCTTGACTGCGGCGTTCGGGCTCTCGTCGTCCGGGCGGATACCGTGAACACTTTCGAGAATTGCGCGAAGGCGAGCAGCGCTGATTTCGCCGGCTTTCTTCTGGCCTTCTGTGGTGCCTTCGACCGTGAAGAGCGTCCAGAACTTGCGCTTAGCGAACGAGCCATCGACCACGGTGAACTCGCAGTCGAGGGCCTCGCTGTCACCTGACTTGGACCGCTTGAGCCAGCCACCCTCGCCTGCATTGCCGGGGCGGACGGTCATGTGGACGGAGGCAATCGTGCCGTCCGGAATAAGGTCGTTGGTGCGCTGTTCGGATGCATTGTTGAAATCGTAAGCCATTGTCACTTCTCCTTATGCTGCTTCGGTTGCTGTGGTGGTTTCAGGAATGGTGTGAACAGTTGCCTTGCGAGGCGTCTTGCTCGTGAGCTTCGCGAGCCACTTGCCGAGATGAGGTTCTTCGATCTGCTCAAGGCGACCGGAGCGATCCTTGGCCGGATAGGCCCATTGGTTCGGCTGGGTGCAGACCAACGCACGGACGGCGTTGCCATCGCCAAAATCGACAAACTGCATGGTAGCGATCTGGTCCACAATGCCGGGCAATTCCTTGCCGGTCTTGCCGCCCTCGATCTGCAATTGCCAGGTTGAGACGTTGAACTCATCTTTGAGGTTTTCGAGGATGCCGACAAAGATGACGTTCTTGCCGCGCGTGTGCTGCAAATGCGTCAGCCACCCAATCATCTCGCGACCCATGAGGCCGTAAGTGCCGCGGGTGTCCTTTTTGCCGCGCTCGTTGAAACTCTCAGGCTGCTGCTCGCACCAGCGGAAGCAAAGACGGCCGGCAACCGTGATGGAATCGATGAAATAAGTTGCGTACTTCTTCAGCCCATCGGCACCACCCATGGCCTCCGCCACGGAGTCATAATGTGCCTGCGAGTAACAGGCCGTCGCCGGAAGAGCCGGGTTCGGGCCGCCCAGATAGCAGGCAAGATCCCTGCACTCTTCCCATGTGCGTGGCTGGAACGTGTCAACTTGCACGTCCTGCACGGCGAGGTCGCCAGCCTCAAGGTCAACGAACAGCGTGTCGCTGCCGTTGAGCGTCCTGAGAAGCGTGGTCTTGCCGATACCGGCAGGACCGACGATGAGGGCCTTGACGCCCTTGTCTTGTGCCATCCGCTCGTCGGCGGAAATGATCCTAAGCTTGCGTTCCACTTTGATGCTCCTTTGCTGCTTTGAACTGGATAGTTTCGAGATGGTTGGTTTTAAAAATAGCTGGCGCCCGCCGATAAGCCGGCCTCAGAGCATCCCATTCGGTCAGGTGCTCAAGAGCCTGATCCACGGTCCGGGCGAGAGCCCAGAAGTGCCCAAGCGCCAGAACCTTGTCGCGGAAATGTTTCTGCTCGGGGCTGAGAACGCCCTTCGGCGCCTTCATCTCAAGCCATCCGATGCGGCCTTGGGGGAGGCAGACAAAAATGTCTGGCGTACCGCGGCGAACGCCTTCGGCTTTGAGGCGTGACGCAACCCGAATGTGGCGCTTCTCGCCGTTCGGAATGGCGCGAACTTCCAGCTCGGGGCGGAGCGCGAGGCGCAGGTAATCCATCAAGGCAACCTGGATGCGATGTTCGGGAGCGGCGCGTTTCATGTGAAGCGAGCCTCCGCATATTCTGCCGGCGCAAACTTGGCCCCATCAGCCACCAGATTGCGGCGCTGCGCCTCGCTCAATTCGACGCGCAAGAAAATGTCATGCTCAGTCTTGACGGTCAGCACCGTCTTGCCGGGCTGAGGCTGGCTGAGATAGGCGAGTTTGGCGCGGGGGTCGGTCATTGGCGGCGATCCAGTGCTGAATAGCCGGGAAGCGGATCGCCAAAGAAAGCTGCCGTGAGATCGCGAGGCATGGCGGATAAGCGAAGACTACGTTCGGTGAGAACGTCACATGATGGACGCTCTGCCTTCGTCGTCTGCCCGTTTGGATGCAGACGTGTTGATTGGATACCACTCGCGATGCGCCGCCGGCGCAATGCTTGCCTGCGTTCCTCGCGCTGTTCTTCATTCAATGCGATGTATTCGAATTTCCCTTGCACAGCCTTTACGGAGCGCCCTAGTCGTTCCGCGATTTCCTTTACGTCATGCCCGTTCGACTTCATTGCGAGCGCCATCTCAACCTGATCCGGCGTCCAGCGGTTCAGTCCTTCCTTGGTTGCCGGTATGTGCCAGTGGCTCATGCTCCCCCCTCCACAATCTCAGGCGCGATCCAAGCGAATTCGCCAAATGCTTTGCGCGCGGCGCTCGAGTAAGCCGCGGTTGCGTCCGATAGGTTTTTGAAAGAACCTAAATGATGGCGTCGGCCATTAATTTTGATGCCGGCGATAAACCTGTTGCCGCGACGATAAACGCCCTTCGTCCCGAGATGGCTTAGAACTCTGCGGTTTGCTGCGTTCTGCTGGCCGTCTGCTTCCCGCAGGTTTTTGATAGCGTTATTTGTTCTGTTGCCATCGATATGATCCATGCGAGACAATGGCCATCTGCCCTTCATAAAGAGCCATGCGAGGCGGTGTGCCTTGTAAACTCGTCCGTCTACACTGAACTCTAGATAACCATCTGAAGTTAGGGAGCCTAAAGGCTTCGATCCGCCTCGACGAAAGAACAATCCAGTTCTCTCGTCATAGTCGAGAAGGCTTCTGATTTTATCGGCGGTCAATATTTTCATGTTCTGCGATCTCAGGGGCGATGAATACCGCGAAGCGCGCGAGCCGCGTGGATAAGCGCAGTAATGTCCTTGCCGTAAAAATCCGCATCGCTCGCATTCATCGCTCCCGCCAGTGTTTCGAAGCGGGACGCGAGGTCGCTTGCTTCGCGGCGCGCTCGTTCTGAGGCGCCGATGATTTTCTCTGCTACTTGCTGCTTCGGCCGCTTGGCTTCGCCGTAAAACAGCGCCTTGCATTGCCGGAATGAGATACCTGCCTTGGTCGCCGCTCGTGCAAGCCAGGACTCGCGCGTATCGAATGGCCGGTAAGGACCGGCAATGTCCGCGATGCGATCTGACCAATCGACTGCTGTACTCATTTTCTTTCCGTCCGAACTTTCCGACATCTCGGGAACTCCATGTGCTTAGTTGCAAGCCATGGACACCGAGAGTGAAGACACACACTCAACTTTCACGATGATCGGCGCTGCTACGCTGACCGTCGCAAACTCACTGAAACCAACTAATGACCGCCGCACACAGCAGCGGGATTGCGAAAACGGAAATGATGAAGGCAGACCAGAACCAGAATGAAATCCGGTCCTCGGAAATCGGATTGCACCGCGCCTCAACGGGCGGCGCATGATGGCGCGCACCGCTTCGCACTTGCCCCGGTGTGAGGTGGTGCGCGGTCGTTTGTGGGAGGCCGAAGTGACGGGCGCTCATGACGATGCCTCGTCTAATGCGACAAGTTGCGCTCCGCGAGATGACGCAGCGCGGAATCGAAAGTCGCGGCGATTAACATTTTTTTCTGTGGAGTCAGGATCGGGTGTGGTTTGATGAAATTTCTTCTCGGGACGGGAGGAATTTTCATGACAGACGAGGAATTGATCGAACAAAGCTCCACACTCCCGCCGGTTTATGTCGATGGGTTCGGCGCATATCGCAAAGTGAATGGCGTGTTGCGTTGCGTGGGATTCATTTTTGAAGGAGGGGCGCAGCTGAACTTGGTTGTCTCCCTCGCCGGCGCAGACGTTGCGCAAGCAGAAACCAGAAGGGTTCTGCGCGAAAAACAGGGCAGGACGCTCAATGTTTGGTCTGGATCGCGGCTCGCGCACTAAGATCATGATGCGGCCTCGCTCTCGGAAAAGATTTTTGCGAGATCGGGCCGCTGATCTTTCGCAGGGATGCCGCTTATTGCCGTGAATGCCGGAATCATCTCCGGCGGAATGTCTTGGTCGCGCTCAATCCGCGACAACTTCGCAGCGGAAGGGCGCTCCAGACCATGCTGCTCAAGGAGGTCGCAGACATAATCCAAGCTATACCCGGCTTCCTTCCGCCAAATCCTAAGTGCGCTTTCGGGCTGTGTGCTCATAATGCGAAAACTTACACCGGATGCAAGTCCTGCACAAGCGTAATTTGCATCTGATGAATGGTGTAAATTTGCATCTAGTGTAAACTGCTGAAATGTCTGCTCGAATTGGATATAAAAGGCCTGGTCAGCGTCGCCGCACCTTCATCAAGGAGTGGCGCGAGTACCGTGGCTATAGCCAGGAAAAGCTGGCCGGGATGCTGGATACGTCTGGCAGCATGATTTCCCGCATCGAGAAGGGCATTACGCCATATACACAGGACGTTTTAGAGGCCCTTGCAGAGGCCTTGATGACGGACCCGGCATCGTTACTAATGCGTGATCCGTCGAATCCTGAGGCTTTATGGTCAATTTGGGACCAGGCTCAGGAAGGGCAGCGCAAGATGATCGAGGAAGTCGCCCGGACGATCATCAAAACCGGCACAGCCGGCTAGGCGCCGGTCAATTCCAGCTCCCAGATTTCAGTTTTTGGGCCATCCGCCCCATCCCCGCGTTCCATCGGGCGCGAAATTCTTCGCCCGCGTACCCCTTCTCCCCATCATCTGCCGATGCCGACCTAGATTCGCCCGCGAATACAGGGTTTTAATTCCCATGCAAAATTTCTTGCATCTAACGTAAGTTTTTACTTGAGTTGTTTTGCATCTGGTGTAAGGTGATCTCCACACCACGGGAGAGCGCCATGAGCAACTGGAACGGATACCGAGCATCAAAAGTCGCTGGCGGCGGAATGCTGAATGGCTACGCCACTCCGAAGGCCAAGCAGGACTGGTCAATCGGCTCTTTCGTCAGCGTCGGCTTTCTTCGCGGACTTCTGGTCATGGCGAAGTCCAGCGGCACCTACAGCCTCCATCACATCCAGTCGGGTCGGAAGTACGAGTTCACTCCGCATCTCGGCCTCACTCGGATTTGAGGGAGAGCGCCATGCACATCCATTCAGATTTTGCGATCCTCGACGTAAAGGACGGCCGGCACGAGTTGGCGAAGCGCATTCGGGCTGGCGAGAAATTCACCGTCACTTTCGACCTGACATTGGACACGGTGCACTCCAAAGACGACGGAGTGTCGATTGAGTTTTCCGGTTCTGTTGGCCGTCTCAGTATTTACAGCGTCACCGCTCCTGCGAAGGAGATTGCGTGATGTTCAACGCCGAAGCCTCCAAGACCAATTTCCTCGCCAAGGTTGCCAATCTTGAGCCTTTCATCATGGGCCTTCGCGCCGGTTCGGAAGAACTAGAAGGTCGCGCGTCCTATATCCGCGCATTCACCAAGTTCGCAGCCGATCACATCGAAGAACTGATGGCCGATGCGTCGGTGTCGATCTCCTGCGGGCGGATTGATGAGGAAGATGCGCGGGCCATTGCTGATGCTGGTGACGACTGCGCCGGGCAGTTGATGCGCGCTGCTGATCTTGTTGCGGAGGCAGCGTAAATGATCCTCACCGAGCAGGAAGCCCAGACCAAGCGGTGTCAGGAATCATTCGGATCGCAGCCAAACGCACCATTCGGAAGTCAGCACATGTCGGTCTCAGCTGGTTACGTCCAGCCGATGTCTCCGACGCATTGCATCGGCTCTGCCTGCATGGCGTGGAGGTTCTCTGCCGACGAGACTGGCGACGGCATTCCGCGCGGCTACTGCGGAAAGGCCGGTTTGCCATGATCCTCCCCACTCTCCAGCAACACCTCGCGGTGCAGGCCCACGTCAGCACCCTTGCATCATCGATCAGCGAGCTTGTGAAGCTCCGCATTGATCCGGCGACAGAAGAACTCATCGCGAACGAGGAAGGCAGTTTGCTTGCGGCTTTGGCGAGCCTGCAGCTTCTCTGCTCGGAATTGCGCGAAACCCGCTCCGCCTCCCGTCCTCTCAACCGCAAATCAGAACAGGTGCATCAATGAACGCTGAACAGCGCGCAGAATTGCTTGAGCAGTCAGTAGCCCACTTCAAGGCTGATATGTTGCTTCGTGGCACATATGGCGAAGAAGGTGCCGAAAACTTCAAGGGCTGCTCGGTCGGATGTCACCTTCACCACATCTTCCCGGATGCAACACCGGATGAAGTTTCCGACATGGACGAGAAGCATTTCAAAGTCGCCATGCACTACGGCTACCCGGAATGGCTCGCGCTATTGCAGGATTCTGTATTCGAGGGTCTGCCGAACGGCGAAAGTGCCAAGTGGCATGTTCAACTTGCCGAGACGCTTCATGCCATGCCCGATGATTACGATTGGCAGGCGGCGCTTCATCGTTGCCATGCAGCCATCCTGCGCGTGACGTTGCCTACGGCTGGTACGGCAACTGAGGTCGTCCTGGCTGTTATTGATCTGCACGATAAGGCCGCAACCGGCGAGGCAGCGTGGCCGGCAGCGGAGTCGGCAGCGTGGTCGGCAGCGAGGTCGGCAGCGGAGTCGGCAGCGGAGTCGGCAGCGGAGTCGGCAGCGAGGTCGGCAGCGTGGCCGGCAGCGGAGTCGGCAGCGAGGTCGGCAGCGGAGTCGGCAGCGGAGTCGGCAGCGGAGTCGGCAGCGGAGTCGGCAGCGAGGTCGGCAGCGTGGTCGGCAGCGAGGTCGGCAGCGTACCAGCAAATCCGTGACGGCGTTCTGGCGGCGCTTGCCAATGTCTCGGTGCCCGCATGACCCCCACCCATACCACAGCAGGCGCGCGGACGGCGATTCTAGAGAGCAAATGGGAATGGTTCGGCATGGCCGGTCATTTCATTTGCGCTGATCGTTGCCTTCATCATCTTACAACAAGGGTCGGCAACTTTCTGGTCTCGACCGTGGGTGATTACCGACCGAGGCGGGACGGCGAGCAATTAGGCAAGCGAGAACAAATCGGCTGTGATCGCTTCTTTGAAACTATGGTCTTCAAGGTTGGCAAAGGAGAATGCAACTGCGGCTGCGGACTCCCGGCATTTTCCACCTCGGAGATCGACTTTCTCTCGGCAAACGACCACAAAACCGCTGACGCCAATCATCGCAAACTATGCCGAAAATACGCCCGCGCCGCCCTCAAGACTGCGGGAGGCGAGTGAATGAGCCTTCATCAGTCGCAACTCGCGCCGGCAGAAAATAAATTCCACGTCGGCAACGGATCCGACGGAAAACACTATTGGCTGACGCCGTGGGATGATCCGGCGTTTGCTGCTCTCAGGGAGGAGTTCGGACCATTTTACGATCCCTGCCCGTATCCCCGACCAGACGGCTATGACGGCCTTACGGCCGATTGGGGGCCGTGCAGCTATGTCAATATCCCGTTCGGATCTGTGCTTCGCTTCAAAAGCAAAAACTGCAAGCACGAAACAGAGACGAAGAAATCTCGCACCTGCATTCATTGTGGGGAGGTGGGGAAAAAGCTCGGTCCGACTGCTTGGATGCGTAAAGCAATAGCCGAGTCTCGCAAGGGCAAACGAGTTCTACTCGTCTATCCGGTCGATAAGTGGCTTCCCATGATGCTCAAGGAAATCCTTGGCGAACATGGTGAGGTCAGGAATCTAGGCGACGTGCGCTGGCTTGCAACCGAGGACGGATCCCGAGGTAAGGGCACTGGCAGACACATAGTCTGCTTCATTCTTGGTCCGTCAAAACCCACCCTCCTCCAATCCCGCGAGGCCACCCATGGCTGAGGGAAAGGGAAAATGGACTTCTGTTTTTCAAACCGGCGGCAATCGGTTCATCATTCGTAACGAACGCCGCGCGGACGTGACGAGCATTCCCACCAAGGTCGAAGGAGCCGCCGATTACGCCAACCTCATCGTCACCGCCGTCAACACCTACCCAGCAGTAGCGGAGTTGGTGAAGGCGTTGGAGGATTGGCTCTACTACGCAGAGGAAAATCTTAGTGAGTTCGATTACGAGGATTGCCACGCCGAGAAGCTTTGTCATCGGTGCGAGAGTTCAGGGTGCATCAATCTAAAAATACGCAAGGCTCGTTCCGCCCTCACCCGTTTCCGCGAGGCTCAGGCCGGGGGTGGAGAATAATGCAAACCACCGCCGCACAACTCGATATGTTCGCAGCGCCACCCGCTGTTGAAGTCGAGCGCGAACCGGACGCGCTTGTCGAAAGGCTGGTTTCGTCAGGCCTTGTCGCGAACGAGTATCTGCTGAACCTGAACGCATCGTTATCTGTGGCCCGCGATGATTTGCCTTCGCGCTTATTTCAGTTCCCGGTTGAGTTTGTAAGCCGGGATCGGACGGAAGATGAAAGCCGGTTGCTGCTAGTCCATCCCGATCTTGCTTGCTTCCCGTTCGTTGATGAGATCGAGGCAAAGGCTGGAGTCCGCCCCGTCTGGGAACCGCTTGACGAATTTGGCCGGGATCGCGGATCGAACTGGCGCTATTTCCACGCCGTTGATCTGCTGACTGACAAACATTGGCGCGACCTGATTGCTACTCGGAATTTCACTGACAACAAGGCCATTGTTCTCGGCCTTTGCTTCCACATGGATTATGGCAATCTCAGCACCGAGAATGCCCGCGCCGTTTTAGGTGAAATAGGTTCAACCGAACCGAGCGACAAAAGCGCAGACTTTCTTCATTCACCGCGCGTCAAAGTCACGCATTGCCAGCAAGGCAAGTTCGTCGGCTTCGACCGGCGTGACCACCTGTCGATCTGGGCGGCAGTCCACGGCCTTGAAGCCAAGATATTCAAGCGCAGTCGCAACGGGCATCTGCAATTTTCACCGTCATTTCTTGCAGAGAAGGAAGCGGCATGAACAGCCCAATGACAACCGCCCCGACGAACGAGATGCTGGCGCTGGCTGATGAGTTGGATGCCAAGTTGCCTGTTTTCCACGGCAGAGAGCGTGACCTCATCGTTCGTGTCGTTACCGCTCTCCGCCTCGACGCGGCTGCACCGGCAGAGGGTGGGGGTGATCTGGTTTCGTATTTCAAACGTCAGATTGAATGGTCGCGTCAGACCTTCGGTCCTGCGCTACGCACCAAAGGCGTCATCGATCATATCCGCAAAGAGCTTCGGGAGATCGAGGACAGTCCGCATGATCTGTCCGAGTGGGTTGATGTCATCATTCTCGCGATGGATGGCTTCTGGCGACATGGCGGCGAGGCTTCCAACCTGCTCCCGGCCTTGCTGGCGAAGCAGCAGAAGAACATGGCTCGTGTTTGGCCTGATTGGCGATCAATGAGCGAGGACAGCGCGATTGAACATGATCGCACGAAGGACGCCGCCCCACCCCTACAGGCCCAGGCAGATAGCGATGCTGTGCGGGAGGCGCTGGCTCGTGCTTATTTGACCGGTCGCGGCATGGAGCAGTCGTCCATCGACGATGTATCCGAATTTAACGGTGAAACTTGGCAGAACGCCATTGAAGCCATCGCAGGCTTTGTGCCCGCCGCGCTCACCGCACCGGCAGAGAATGCGAGGGATGGCAAGGCCACTGAGAACGTCGGTCGATGGCTGGCTGCCGCCCTTGATGATCCGCAAGTATGTCAGGAAATGAAAAATGACATCTTAGCGTGGATGGAAGCGGGCAAGCCGAACGTGCAACCTGCCGCCACCCCCACGCCACCGAGCGCAGACGTGGCGGAGCTTGCACGGTTGAAGCAAGGCATTCGGGACATCGCGCAAGCTTGCGTAGATGGCCGCGTCTGCGATGACGTCGCGTGGTTCACGGCGATCCCGGCAGAAACCTTGTTCGACAAATGCTGCAACTTGCTCGATGAGGATTTGCCGACAATCCAATCCGCAGCCCCCGGCGGCGGGACGAAATCTGACGGGGCTTGTTTGTCCTCTCTACCTTCGGGAGAGAGTGAGCTGTTGGTGACAGCGGCTCGGGCTCCGTCAGACCCCGCACAAGAACCGTCCGTAACAACATTCGGCGGAAGCAGCCCCTGTTTCGGTAGGCCAGGCGACGCG